TTTTTATTCCTCCTTTATTTTTTAAAAAAAGCCAATTTCTTTTAGCTCTTCTTCTGCCTCTTCCAGTGTGTAATGTAACATACCAGACACTGGAATGTAACCTTTTTCTGTTTCTTCTACAAGCATATAAGCATACGGAGCCGTCGAATTTTCAAAATCCGTAATGATAACCGGTACTCCCCAGTCTACAATTCTTTCGTCGTCGCTTAGGAAGTCAAACTCCAGACTGTCGCCCCAACTGGTGTCGGGGTCGTCACTGATGTCAACTCTAGCTATGAGGAAGTTGCCTTCCTCTTTTACAGTTTCTTCTGGATACCAAGTCCAGCGATAGTGACTAGCATCACAGGTGTCTAAAAACTCCTCCCATGTCATTTTCTCTAACTCTCCTTTTTTGTACATTTCTATAATTTCGTCATAATTTAACATTTTTACTCCTCCTTTATTAATATTTTTTTTATTTCCTTTTTCTACTTTAATTATACCTCTATAATGTTATGATGTCAATACTTTTTTAAAAAAAATCTAAAAAAATTTTTTGAAAAAGTTTTGAAGAAAAATAAACAAATGCGATGTGTAGAAACAAAAAAACGATGCATTTTTTGCATCGCAAATGAAGAAAAAAGAAAAGTGTTTTTATGTGTATTAATGTGTATCGAATGTGTATTAAAGTGTATTGAAAACAAGTAAAATAGCGTTGTGGATAAGTTGTGGATAAGTGTGAAGGTGAGTAACGGATGTTACACTTTTGCCTTTCACCTACACAATTGTTATACCCGTACCAAGACAATTGTTATGCTTTGACCATAACAATTTAGGAAGTAAAAGGCAAATTTAAAACTATTTCTGTTGTTTTTCTCTGTTATTTTACCAGCCTGTCTAATCGCCTCTAAAAGCGTTTTATTTTGTTTAGAGGTATAAAATATTACTTCACACTTTAGAAACGATTCTGAGCCAATTTTAAGCTTCTGAAAGCCATTTTTTTATGTTTGTCTACCAGCACAATATATTGTGTTTTTATTTTGTCCTTGCACAATATCTTGTTTTGCTTTTACGCTTTAATGCGATATAATTAGACGAAATATTTATTTTGCCTAATTAGATTTTTTATTTAAATGCCTCTAAACCGCTTGTTTACTACTTTTGTACCTCTTTTGCCTTTTTTATTTTTTTGCTTTTGTGCTCAAAATCAATCACAAGCTTTTATTTGCCTTATATGCTTTTTTATTTTGTGCAGAGATATATTTCTATGCCTTGCGTTTTAAAAACGATTCTGAGCCAAATTTATGCCTTTTGCGTGTGTGTTTTTATGCCTTGTCCCTACACAATATCTTGTGTTTTATTTTCGCACACTACTATATCTTGTCTTGCCAGCCTGAAAGAGCCGGTACCCTGTGGTCCATTTAGCAGTCACGTTCCACCGGCTGGCTGTGGCGTAAAATGTCTCGCTATTCCGCACATATATTTGTACACCAGCTTGACCTTTATCACTAAAGCATATGAAACATAATTTAAACTAAAGCATGGTTTATATTATATCCCTAAAAATATGAATTATAATTTATGTTCCTAAAAGATACGAAAAATAAAAATTAAATTCTGTTTTAGAAATTATATATAATACCCCTACTAGTTAAAATTTACTTTTTTTGACATTAAAAATATATATTGCTGTAGTAATAGGGTTTTCTTTTTCTTTTTTTCTTTTATATATTTTCTTTTTTTCTTTTTCTTTTATATAAATATTCTTATATTCTTATATTCTTGTTTGTGTGTTTTTTTGATGCTTGGTGCGTCGTTTTTGTGTCGTTCGAAATCCCGCAAATGCAGTTGTATCAAGGCTTTGAAGCGTCGTTTTTTTGATGCTTTCAGTGTCGTTTTTGCGTCGTTTTAGTGTCGTTCAAAAACCCGCAAAGCCAGTATTCTCAAGGTTTAGATGCGTCGTTTTTATGTCGTTTAAACACAAAATTATTTATCGAGATATTTTGTGTCGCCTATGCGTCGCCTCTAATTTTTTGAGGCGATGTAAAATTTTAAAAAGTTCGGGACTTTTTTAGATATTTTTTATGGTATTATGATATTGGGTATAAAAAGAATTAAGTGCAGTTTTTGGCGCAGGTCGTTTCTGCACGTAGAAATAATAAAAAACTGTCCTGCTTGTTAATTTAAATTCACTATTCAGCAGGTTAAAATACACTTTTCACCCGAGAGAAGGTGTGTTATTGAAATATATCGAAAGAGACTGTGGGAATCATGAATTTATATATCTTATACCAATCTCCGATTTGCACATCGGGGATATTTATTTTAACGAGAAAAAATTTTTACATCTTAGAGATTATATAGTCCAAAACAGCAATGTTTTTGTCATACTTCTTGGTGATATTTTTAACAGTGCTACAAAAAATTCTGTTAGTGACATTTACAGTGAAATAAAAAATCCTCAGGAAGCTAAAAAGTATGCGTATAATATGTTCAAGCCAATGAAAGATAAAATTTTGGGTATTGTCAGTGGAAATCATGAACAAAGGATTTGGCGTGAAAGCGGAAGTGACATATCGGAAGACCTTGCTCTGCTACTTGGATGTGAGTATAACAGAGAAGGTCTTTTTTTAAATATAAAAGTCGGCAATTACAAAAACAATGGCAAAGTGAATTACACAGTTTACTGTACTCATGGTTCTGGCGGTGGCACGACTGTTGGTGCAAAGGCTAATGTAATGGAGAAGACAAGCAAAATAGTGCTTGCTGATATATACATAATCGGTCATATTCATGGTAAGCACAGTTTTGATGATGAATATATAGTACCTGATGTAAGGCATAAAAGGCTTGAAAAGATTAGAAGGCTTTATGTTGGAGGCGCCTCATTCCTTGAATGGGGTGGTTATTCAGAGCAAAAGCTTATGAAGCCTTATAGTACCGGAAGCCCAAAGATTGTTTTGGATGGTACAAAAAAGGAATTTCATGTGATTATATAACACCAAAAGGTTTTGCCTGTTTTTGCAGGGGGGGTCACACTCCAAAATGTATAGTGAACGAGGGTGGGGACGGAGTGTTTAGACAAGGTGGTGATGTAGTTGAAAATCACGGATAGACATCTAAAAGCTGCTGAAATGCTTGCTGCTGGTAAAACAATGCAGGAAACAGCTGAAGCAGTTGGAGTAACTTTGAGAACAATAGCATACTGGAAAGAAAAGCCTGAATTTCAGAATATGGTTCAGGAATTACATGAAAAAGCCTTAAATGAGTCTAAAAAAATTTTAATTGCTCATGCTGAAGAAGCTGCACAAAAGTTAGTACAGTTGATGAACGATAAAAATGTGTGGGTAGCAATGCAAGCAATAAGAGAAATTTTAGATAGAATTGGCGTTAAACCGCCAGATAATAAGGCGCTTGTTAATATTACAAATATAGGTGATAAATATGAAATCGACAAGGAAGCGCTCAAAGACCCTGAAGTTAGAAAAGCAATTAGAGAAATTTTCAGAAAAACAATTACAAGAGATAATGCTACTTAGTGCGAGAGAAAACTTGTCGTTTTTTCTTGAGTTTGAAAGTCGTGGTAAATGGCAACCTGCGAAACATTTGGAGTTGCTGTGTGATAAGCTTGAAGCAGTAGAAAGAGGAGAATTAAAAAGGTTAATGGTGTTTATGCCACCAAGATTTGGTAAAAGTGAAGTTGTATCAAAGAAATTCCCAGTATGGTTTTTAGGTAGAAATCCAGATAAAGAGATAATTATATCTTCATATTCAGCAGAATTGGCATTTGATTTTTCAAGAATTGCAAGAGATACGTTTAAAGAATGGGGACCAAAAATATTTGGCGTTGAAATATCAAAAACTTTAAGTTCTGTTGAAAGATGGGGTTTACAAGACCATAGAGGTGGTTTAACAGCGGCTGGTGTTGGTGGTCCTATTACTGGTAGAGGTGCTCATGTGGCTATTATAGACGACCCAGTCAAGAACTGGGAAGAAGCACAAAGTGACATTATTAGAGAAAAAATATGGGACTGGTATAGGTCAACATTAAGAACAAGGCTTGCTCCAAATGGTGCAATAGTACTTGTTATGACAAGATGGCATGAAGATGATTTGGCTGGTAGGCTTTTGAAACAAGCTGAAGAAGATGGTGAAAAATGGGATGTTATTTCTCTTCCTGCATTGGCAGAAGAGAATGACATATTAGGTCGCAAAGTTGGAGAACCTCTGTGGCCTGAAAGATTTTCACTTGAAGAGATTGAAAGCATTAAAGCTGCTTTAGGAAATCACATGTTTACAGCTTTGTATCAACAAAGACCTCAACCTGCTGAAGGAGGTTTATTTAAGAAGCAGTATTTTAAGCACTTTACAATAGAGAATGATTATTATGTACTTGATGGAAATAGATATATCCACAAAAATCACTGCTGGATATTCCAAGTATGCGACCCTGCAATAAGTACAAAAGAAACTGCCGATTATTTTGTTTTGCAGACATGGGCAGTTACACCTGAATCAGATTTATTGCTTTTGGATAACATCAGAACCAGAATAGAAGGTCCAGACCAAGTAGATTTAATTGTTAATAACTATTACAAATGGAAACCTGCATATGTTGGGATAGAAAAAGTTGCGTATCAAACAGCACTTATACAAATGGTTTTACGTAAAGGAATACCAATCAGAGAATTAGAGCCAGATAAAGACAAATGGGCAAGAGCACAGCCGTTAGCAGCAAGGTATGAAAATGGCAAGGTGTATCATTTGTCAGGTGCTGAATGGCTTAATGATTTTGAAAATGAGCTTTTGATGTTCCCAAATGGAACACACGACGACCAAGTGGATGCTGCTGCTTATGCTGCTCTTGAAATGTTTGTACCTCATGTTAAAAGCGAGAAGAAAAAATCAATTTTTGAAATTGCTATTGAACGGGCATTTAATGCAAGAAAACCAAAAGAAAGTGGTTGGTTTTAAGGAGGTTTTTTGTATGAAACTGGTAAAAACTGATATGTTAGGTGCATGTATAATTTGCGGACAGGTTAAAACAGGAGGTTATATAGATGTAAGCCCTGTCGATTATTTGTGTTTGAATTGTGCGAAAGAAATAGCTGAAGTTTACAACAAAAATTTTTTAGAAAAACCTAAATTAGAGAATAAACAAGATTTTACCTCAAAAAAGAGGTGATTTTTTTATGATGGCGAGAGATGATTTATTTAAAATAGCTAAAAAACATGGTTTTCAGAAAGGTAAAAAAATGAGTAAAACAACCAAAGAAGCAATAAAAAATGAGCTTTATAACTATTTTCAAACAGAAGAAGGTAAAAAAGCTTTGAGTTATGCACCAAAAGTGTTCAAACCGAATGGAGAAATCGTCCCGATGGATATTGATTATGCTATCGAATCGCTTTTAGAAGAATTGGAGGGTGAGAAATGATGGAATATTTGTTTGTCATAATAGTTTTGGCGTTTAATTTTTATTGGTTTATGGAAATGCAAAGAGAAAAAAGACAGTGGTTTATAGAAAGGCAAATGCTCTTAGACAGGATTATGGCTAAAGATTATGTTGAGTATAAAACACTTCAAAATGTTGATGAAAATTCTAAAAAAATGCAAGAAAATGCTGTTTATGAAGATTTAGACGCAAGGCTTTATAACCTGTAAAGTGTGGTGAATTAATATGGTTATATCTTTTGATGAAATAAAAAACAAAATAAAAGACAAACAGCTTATTCAGGATTTAGACGAAAAATTATTGGAAGCAGAAAACGCAAGAATGCCACTTGAAAAACAGTGGCTTATTAATTTGTCATTTTACTTAGGAGAACAGTGGGTTATATGGAATCCTGTAACTAAAAGTTTAGAAAGACCCATAGTTCCAGAATGGAGAGTACTGACGACAGTAAATTTTATAAGACCTATTGTCAGGACTGAATTAGCGAAATTGATGAAACAAAAGCCAATTATAGGTGTGCAACCTACTGGTAATGAACCAGATAGGGTAAACCAAGCTAAGGGAGCAGAAAAAATTAGGCAGTATTTATGGGATAAAACCAATACGGATGAGATAAGAAAACAAGTTCTTTTATGGGCTCTTGTTACTGGTACAGGTATTTTTAAAGTTTATTATGACCCAACAGCCGGAGAAGTCATAGATGATGAAGGTACACGATTAGGTGAGGTGGTTTTGAGTGCTGTCTCACCTTTTGAATTTTATCCAGACCCATATGCTACAACAATTGATGAAATGAATTGGTGTTTTCATGTAAAAATCCGTTCGGCTGAGTATGTGGCTGAAAAATATGGTGTAGAAGTTGAGCCAGAGGCAATAAATGTAAATCAATATCTTGAAGGCAAAATGTTTTTATTAACAGATAATACCAGCCAAAATATTAGAAAAGGTGTTGTTGTAAAAGAATTTTGGCAAAGACCAACAAGCAAATATCCAAAAGGCAGATATGTTGTTTATGTAAAAGACAAAGTACTTTTTGCCGGTGACAATCCTTATGAACAAGGCATACTTCCTTTTGCAGCTTTCCCTCATATACCAGTTCCGGGCAGATTTTGGGGTGATTCGGTAGTAACAGACCTTATAAAACCTCAAATGAACTATAACAAGGCACGTTCACAGGCAATTGAAATAAGAAATTTAATGTCAAAACCTAAATGGCTTGTACCTAAAGGGTCGCTGGAGGCACAAATTACTTCTGCTCCGGGTGAAAATATAGAATATGTTCCTATTGCAGGTTTAAGACCAGAGCCAATTAGGGGAATTGATGTCCCAGCTACCTTCTGGAAAGAATTCGACCAAATAAGAAGTGAATTTTATGATGTTTCAGGTCAGCATGAAGTATCACATGCACAAATTCCAGCAGGTTTAAGGTCTGGTATTGCAATAGCATACCTGCAAGAGCAGGATGATACAAGGCTTACTGTTACTGCTCAAAGTTATGAAAAAGCTTTAGAAAAGGTTGAAACATTGAAATTAAGACTTGTAAGACAGTTTTATATAGAACCAAGAGTAGGACGAATTGTGGGAGAAAACAATACTGTTGAAGTGTTTACATTTATGGGAAGAGATATACCGGAAGATGTAGATGCAAAAGTACAGGCAGGGTCAAGCTTGCCACAAAGCAGAGTTGCAAAACAGGAATTTATTATTTCACTGTGGGAGCAAAGGATAATTCAAGACCCGAAAGTTGTGTTAAAACTGCTTGAGTTTGGTGATGTGGAAGGAATTTACGATGATATTGATTTAGATACTTCACAAGCACAAAGAGAAAATGAACTTATGAAACAAGGTCAATATGAAGAGCCAGAAGATTTTGAGAACCATGAAGTGCATATTTATGAACACAACAAGTTTAGAAAGACTGAAGAGTACGATGCATTACCTGACGAGATAAAACAATTATTTGCGCAGCATGTAGCCGTACATCAAAGTTTTCTACAGCAACAAGGGGGAATGATGTCACAATTACAGCAGTTATTACAACAACCAAATAGCGGTGTTATGCCAAATTTAGCTGATATGTTAGGAGGTACTGGAGGTGGGCAAACCGAAACTGGGAACGGGAGCGAGATTCCGGGCATTAGTGAAACGCCTACGCAAACAGGGGGCGTATAATCCTGAAGCTCTTGCAGCATGGATTGGACGTAAAAAGTATGGTAATAAAAGGTTTCAGCAGTTAGCACAAAAAGGAAGGCGGTAAGTATGAAAAAGCCGATTAAGGTTGTAACAACAGCTAATTATGTTGTTGAAGATTATAAAAATCCGCCTAAAAGAAATATTGTTGCATGGAGGAAGAAGAAAGTTGGAAGCCATGTATTAACTTTGGCTATTTTAAATAAAAAAGGTGACAGAGAAGGCAGAACTGTAGTTACTTCTGTCTGGCATCCTAAAACTGAAAGAAAAACATCAAGTCCAAAAGTACAAGCAATTTTAAACAGAATAAACGCCAAAAAGCGTGTTTCTAAGTAAAAACACGCTTTTTATATTTAAGGGAGGTCAAGGAGAGTTATGGATGAATTCATGAACCCAACGGCAGGGGTAAATGCCGGTAATGATGATTTAGGTCAAGGAGATGTGAATTATGCCGACGGTGGGCAAAAAACACCGGAAACAAAGCAAGAAAGATATTTTACTCAAGAGGATGTAAACAGAATCATCAGCGAAAGGTTGGCACGTGCCGAAAAACAATGGCAAAAAAAGATTGAGGAGCTCCAAAGACAGTATGAAGAGTATTTAGCTTCATTAGACCAGCAGTATTACGAGCCAGAAGAAACTGAAGAAGAATTTGCAGATGAATATGTAGACCCATACGAAGAGAGATTCAGAACACTTGAAGAACAGCTTGAAGATATGGCGCTTGAAAAAGAAATTGAAAAATTATCAGCAAAGTATAAAGACTTTGCAGAAAACGAAGTAGAAATCCTACAAACAGCTGTTGATTATGGAATAACTGATTTAGAAAAGGCTTATAAGCTCTGGAAAGCTGAAAACTTCCAAGAACCAGACATTGAAGCGATAAAGAAACAAGCTATTGAAGAATATTTAGCACAAAAAAGACAGCAGTCTGGAACACTCCCTTCACCTGAAGGAAGTGGAGGCGGTATTCCAGCAGGAGGAAGACAGATTAAAACTTTTGATGAAGCCAAAAAGGCTGCATTAGCAAGATTATTACAAAATCAATAGGAGGTTGGTTTGAATGGCTGCTAATTTAACTACTTATGATGCAATTTTAAAAGAGAATTATGCTCCTGCGATTGTTGAACAATTGAACACAAAAACTATTTTACTCAAGAGATTAAAAAGAGACTCTGAAGCTTTATTTGGTAGAGAATTTGTGATACCTGTACATGCTGGTTTTAACGAGGGTGTTGGTGCACGTGGTGAGAATGGTCCATTGCCTGATGCAGGTAACCAGCAGTACAAAGTTGCAAAATACACACCAAAATACAATTGGGGTCAAATAGCTATTACAGAAGTTGTAATAAAAACCACTTTAAAGGATAAAGGTGCATTTGTAAGATCATTAGACGCTGAAGTAAAAGGTATGGCTAATACAATGGCTATGGATATAAACAGACAATTATTTGGTGATGGCACTGGCTTACTTGCAAAATGTGCTGTAAATTCTACTGCAACTAATACTATTGCACTTGATGCAAGCACAAAGATGAGCAACTTACGTGTTGGTATGAAGGTTGATATACTTGTTATGGCTGATGGAACCGCTGTTGCAACAAATAGAACAATAACTGCTATTGACAAAATTAATAAAAAGATAACAATCGATGGTGCTGCAATTACAACTAATACAACACATGGCGTATACAGGACAGGTAACTATGGCAAAGAATTAAATGGTCTTGGCAATATAATCAATAAAACTGGTGCTGTAGGTGGTTTAAATCCTGCAAACGCTGGTGAAGAGTTCTGGGCTGCTACTGTTTTGGATAATAGAGGCACGCTAAGGTCTATATCTGAAACATTGATGCAGCAAGCATTTGATGCACCTTCTGAAAACTCTGATGGTGAAGTAACACTTATCATAGGTGGTTATGGTGTAAGGAGAGCATATCAAAGCTTACTTACATCGTTAAAGAGATATGTAAATACAATGGACCTTGAAGGTGGATTCACAGCACTTGAGTACAATGGTAAACCGTTCACTGTTGATAAAGATGCTCCTCCAAACACAATTTATTTTATCGATGAAAACCACTTAACACTATATGAACTTGCAAAGCCTCAATGGATGGAGGAAGACGGTAAGATACTCAAATGGGATGGTGGAACAGGATACAAAGCAGTATTTGAGTATTTTTCTGAACTCGGAACAGATTTAAGAGCTGCGCATGCTGTATTGAAAGATATAACTGAGGCTTAACCTGTAAAACCGGGATAAAGCGTACATGCGCTTTATCCCTTTATATTTTACTTTTTAGAGGTGGT